GGGCCTTCCGCCCTAGGTTGAGGAAACCTAGAGGGTTCACACGCTGCCTGGCCCTGCCGGACAGCAAGAATCTTCTACCAGTTTCTACTCCCAGCCAACTCAGGTACGGTATTCTGTACCATCATTAGAAGGAAGGAGCAACCAGCGGAAGGTCTCACAGTCTAGCATTCTCCCTAAGGGGAGAGAGATTAGGCAGCGGCAATTCTTGCTGTCTTTCTTGACTGTCGGGGACATTCGTTAATCCCTTCGAGACAAGTAAAATATACTAGAAACTACCTCGGGCCATATTAGCCAGGTTTTACACGTGATGTATATAAATCCTAGCTTATACAGCCTAAGGCAGAATCTTAATATAGTTTTACTCAAGGAATTATATTGCTATAGGTCTACTACGACAAATAGATAGTAGGGGAAACCCTTTTCTCTATAGTTATAGTAAACTTTGACTTTATAATCCTTCTCAACTTCGTATTATCCTCATTATACTTCGGATGCAATATTCTGGTCCAGGGAGGTATGTTTACGCTCTGAAAGAGCAACCTTCTGAAGTCAGGTAAGGTACCTAGGTATAACTTGAATAATACTAGGAAGAGGTCCCTGGGTGTTAACTTAGATCCCTCCAGGAAAAGGAAGACACGCACGTATTACGCTGTCCTAGTCGTGGGACTATACCCAGACAGTTACGAGGATGTAGGGAAGAATAAATACTTCTCTATATCCGAAGGTAACTGAATAGGCATAGCCTCACCCCTAGATGCCTTGTAGAAGGCCCTTCGCTGATCCTCCAATAATAAGACAGGGGACACTTTCAGTTCTGATAAGTTCAATCAATCCAGACACCTAATTTCCTCGGAAAGAAGGCCATCTGGTTCGATGATCTCGTCAGCGCTGGGTCGCTCCTCCATATTATTAAGGGGATCAGATCAAGCTGCCATTAATCCTAACGGATCATCCTCGGCCTCTACTTTCTCTCAAACCATCTCCTTAATAACCGGAGGGGTAAGAAAGATTGTAGGTGATCGAAGATAATCTTTTAAGATTAAAGACATCTTGCTAACGAAGGTCTTCACAACAATCGCATCACCCAGGTTTGCACGTAAGTGCTTATCTGGAAGGGCTTTCCCCAAGGAAACATAGTGTGCGACAAGGCCTTCTTCAAGGGACTCTGGCGATCGAATCGCTTCGAGACTCCTGTCGAAAGCTCTAGCAAACACTATGAATCCAGGGAGAAACGCTAAGCTACCGGGTTTACTACGTAACCCTGGGAATTCTTCGAAGAATCACTCTTGATATGTTTCCATAATCAAGGGCAATTTTTCTTGGAATTTCCGAAGATCTCGTACATATACGTCTCGTTGTGCCTCTCTAAGGGCCCTACTTGTCATCTTTTCAATGACTTTGGGGTCTCTAGGGAACACGGCCGGGACAGTGTTGAACATCATTAGACCTTCTGTTAGTAATAATAGGAGATCCTTTGATATTGCACTGCCTACTTTCCTTGCGGAAAGTACGTATTCGTACACTCCATAGAGCTTGCAAACCCTCTTAGCAATTTGAGGGAGCTTACAAGCCCCTAAGAGCTCAGAGATCAACGTAGCGGCTAGCTTACCCTCTGGTAAGAGTCACCCATGTGTCGCTTGGTTGGTTAAGAAATTGTGAAGAAGAGTAAAAGACTTCTTTACAGATTCAAAACCTCCAATACTAAAGGGTGTTACCTCTTGTCTTTGGATGAACCATCTCTTAGCAAATTCAAACGAATCTTTCGAAACGTGAGTTTTTGCCGCTGAGTAGTCCATTCCAAGTTCAAGCAGTAATCCTTTGTATGATTCCGCTACATTGGAATCAGCGATAACCAAGTCATCTCCAAGGATTACATAAGAGTTAAACATCTTTCGATGTCCAACTCGAAATGCAGCCCATTGTACGATGAAATGGTGCGTAAACGCCATGGATGCTCAGGAACTGTACAGGCCCATAGGTTGTCCTACAGAATACCTAATTGATGATTGTCCGTTAAGACTTTCACGCAATTTCGGATTCCGTAGAGCTTCTTTTGGTACTGCCCAGTCCCTACCAGTGAGCAACCGGACCCACGCTTGGGCCTTTCCTTTGCCATGATAATATGAAAATAATGACTCTTGGAGTCACATTGGCATACGATCAGTAGCATTAGAAAGATCTAAGCTGTAATAAGGTCCGGGGAAGGTTAGAATAGATTGGAAGCTTCCTTGATCAAAGGTACAGTCTGTCTTTAGTCTTTTCAGCAGTTTTAGATAAAACTGATGATAAGGCCTTAGAACAGTCTGCGACCAATAATCACCGATAGCGACCACTCTAGTCTTCCCCTCCTTGTCCCCAAAGCAGGCCAATTTTGACAAGCAGTAAGTAGTTCCAAGGCGAGAAGTGCTCAATAGTTCTGTTCTAAAGAAGTCAAATCAAGAGTTCAACCCATCTCCGGCCAACGATTTCATGTCTGAAATCATTGATTGCGGGAGCAAGGGCAATTCTCGAAATGACGACCTTAGAGCAGGACCATTGGGCCCAGCTTTCACTGAAAAGTGGAAGCCTCTCCATGTTACTCTCTTACGAGGTCCATGTTTTGAAAACATCATGTTCAAGACAAGGTCCCTCTCCATATTAGAAATAGTATGAAGGGAGGCCTTATCAGGAGCAATGATGGATTTAAAATCATAGATAGGAGGTAATATAATGCCCCTTAAAGAAGATAAAACCGTTAGAATATATCGGACTTTATCCCTTTCAAGAGGTGTCATAGGATCTCCTAGTTTTTCAATCTTTACCTCAGTTAACCATAACGGTCAACCAGAAGTATCGAGAGAAAGACCCTCGGTAATAATGGGTTGATTAGTAAAGTATCGTAATACAGCTGAACGTGTCAACTTAACACGCGCAATTGTATCGCGAATACCAAACCTTTCAATCCAAATTATTACCTGTTTGAAGAACTGGTCTGCAAAGGGTTTACAATGGCAATGAGCAACAGGTAAATACGCTGCAAGAATGCATACACATAACAATCGTATGCACCTTACACGCAGTATATACTTTGTGTGTTTCATATACCACATGTATCCCTTTGGTGGAACTCTCTGGAAACCAGCAGAGTCTCAAGCCACG